CGTTTAATCTGAGAGTCTCACGACTTACCTCTGTTTGGTGAGCAAAATTCGCTTGTGAATATCCCAAACGGCATCTTTCTTCCACTAGACGAATTCCCATATCTTCTCGGGTAATTGCAAGCTGCATAAAAAGTCCTCGAATAAATACAAATTTATTTGACATGCCAAAAAATATTGGCATATAATAAACTTGTTTTCTTAATTAGTTGAATTAATCAGTTGTAGCGACTGATTTAAAGAGGATTGTATGAACCCAAAAGAAATTTATCAAGCATTAAAGGATAAAAATTTAAATGCTTCAATGATTGCTGAAGCCCTTGGGGTGAGTTCTCAGGCTGTATCAAATGCGATTAAGCAAGGGAAAAGCAGTCAAAGAATCGCTAAAGCTATTGCTTTAGCGATTGATGAACCGTTAGAAACGGTATTCCCTCATTATGCTCAAAAACAGCAAAAACAAATTTTCAGACACAAAAAAGTAAATCAATTAAAAAGCCAATTTTCACAAATACTTTAGTGGGGTGGAGATATGATTCCGCTTAAAAGTTTTTATAGCGCAAATGAATTATCACAACTAGGTCTAAAAAGCTTACCAACTAGTCATAGAAGAATTTTAGACAAAGCGAAGCGCGAAAATTGGAATAGCCGAAAACGTGATGGTAAAGGCGGTGGCGTTGAATTTGCCGTGAAATCCATGCCGGAAGACGTACAAGCCGAAATCGTGGTGAAACTTGGCAAAAGTGCGGTGAAAAATCTGCCTGTTTTGGCTGAGGAAAGTGCGCCTGTTGATGCGCAGTTGTTGTGGGCGACCTATGAACAAGGCACGGCAAAGCAACAACAAAAAGCGCAGATGAAGCTTGGCATTATGTTTGCGGTGGCTGAATTGGTCAGCGGTGGCGTGAAGATTTTGGATGCGTTGGCGTTGGTATGCCATAAACACAACCAAGATGGCGAGAAAGCGGTCACGGTGAGTGCCATTAAGTCTTGGTGGTATCAAGTTAAAGACGCTGATCGTAGTTTGTGGCTACCGCTTTTGATGGATAGCTACGGTGCGCACAGCGAAAGCCGCGAGGCCGCTTTTACCCCTGAAGCCTGGGCATTTTTCCGCGCTGACTATTTTAGGAACGAACGCCCTCAGTTTGGATCTTGCTATGAGCGGTTGAAACGTGCAGCAAGTGCGAACGGTTGGGTTATCCCAAGCCCCTCTAGTGTTAAGCGCAAAATCTTGCGCGAAATCCCAAAAACCCACCAAACCTATTTAAGAGATGGCACTTATGCGTTGAGCCGCATGTATCCATCGCTCATCCGTACCGTTGCCGGCATTGAGGCGATGGAATGGGTCAACGGGGATGGTTATAAGCATAACGTTTGGGTGAGATGGCATAACGGCCACATTATCCGCCCTAAAACGTGGCTTTGGCAGGATGTGCGCACCCGCAAAATCTTGGCGTATCGGTGCGATGAGTCGGAGAACACCAACATGATCCGTTTGGCGTTGCTTGATGTAGTGAATAAGTACGGCATCCCGAAACACTTAACCGTCGACAACACGAAAGCGGCAGCCAATAAAAAGATGACCGGCGGGGTGAAAAACCGTTACCGCTTTAAAGTGCGGGAAGATGAAGTGCAAGGGATTATCCCTGCGCTCGGTATCCAACTGCACTGGACAACGGTGCGCTACGGCCGAGGACGGGGGCAAGCCAAGCCGATTGAGCGTGCATTTTCGCACGGTGGCTTGGGTGAGCTTGTGGATAAGCACCCTTTACTTGCCGGCTACCATGCAGGTGATAACGCGTTAGACAAGCCGGACAACTACCAAGGCAACAAAGCCGGTGTGGACTATGAGAGTTTTATTTTAGCCCTTGAAGAAGGCATACAGATGTTTAACGACCGCCAAGACCGCGCCACTGAAATTTGCCAAGGCAAACTGAGTTTTAACCAAGCCTTTGAGCGGGATTATGCGGTAGCTGAGAAACGTTGGGCAACGCCTGAACAACTGCGTTACTTACTGACTTTACACGAAGAGGTGACGCTAAAAGACAACGGCACCTTTACGCTGAAAGCCGGTGGCGAAGTGCAAGGATTACGCAACCGCTACGAGGCTTACGAATTAATTGGCACAAGCCACAAGAAAGTGGTGGTGCGTTACGACCCGAACAATTTGCACGATGCGGTTTGGGTGTACAGCTTGGACGGCACTTATTTAGCCGAGGCGCACTGTACGGTAGATGCCGCCTTTGGCGACACAACCGCAGCACAAGACCACTCTCGCAAAGAACGCGAATTTGTCCGCCACACCCAAAAAGCGGCGAAAGCGGCACAGGATATGGCTATCCAAGAGGCGGCCACCTATATGCCACCGGTGGAATTTGAAGAAAACGAAACCTCCGAGCAAATGTGGCAAGTCATTAAAGACGGCACAGCGTTACGCAAAGTGGAAGTGATGCCGGAAGATGACGAAGCCAACGAAGCGGAACAATGGCTGATGAAAGGCATCGCCATACTGAAACAAGAAAAAGGGCTTTAAAGCCAGTTTAACCCCCCTTTAAGGAGCAAAAAATGACATTAAGAGAGCAAATTAGTGCGCTAATCAAACAAGGCAAACTGACGCAAGCCAAACTGGCACGCGAGACAGGCGTCAATGGCGGTGCGTTGAGTGCCTGGGTAAACGGGAAATACACCGGCAACGTGGAAACGGTGGAAGAACCCATTAAACACTGGATGGCGTTAAACGAACGCAAAGTGCAGGTGTTTGTTGAGGCACCCAGTTTTATCGAAATCCCGACTGCGAAAATGGTGTTTAGTGTGCTTGATATGGCGCGCATTTTGCCAACCATGGTGACCATTTACGGTGCCAGTGGCGTAGGCAAAACCAAAGCCTGCCAAGCCTATCAACAACAGAACACCAACGTGTGGATGATTACCGCAAGCCCGGCGCGCGCCACCTTAAGCAGTATTTTGTATGAGTTGGCGTTAGAGCTTGGCATTAACGACGCGCCACGCCGTAAAGACCGCCTAAGCCGTTTGATCGTTAAAAAGCTACAAAAATCCAAAGGGCTGGTGATTATCGACGAAAGCGACCACTTGCCTTATGACGCCCTCGAAGAAATCCGCATTATCCAGGAAGAAGTCGAAGTCGGATTTGCTCTTATCGGTAACGACAAGGTTTACAACCGCATCCAAGGCGGGGTGAACCAAGCGCACGAATACGCACGCCTTTGGAGCCGTATTGGTAAGCATGCGCCTATCAAGGGCAGCAGCAAGGCTGACATTAAAGCGATTGCAGGCGCTTGGGGCTTGGATACTGACGACAAAGATTTGATGACCGTACTTAATAGCATCGGCACCAAGGCAGGCGGTTTGCGCGCATTGACGCAGTATCTCAAACTTGCCGCTATCACCGCCAAAGCACAGGGCACGGCAATTACCTTAGATCTGATTTTAACCGCACAAAAACAAATGGCCGGGGGCAATTAATGAAAATCTTAAAAACGGCGTTGATGTTGACCGCACTTTTAAGCGGTATCGCCCAAGCACAAACGCCGATATGTGCCGACAACGATGAGACCTGTTGGCAAAAGGCGGCAAGCGCACAATGGCGCGAAGAATTTGGCGATGTGCCACCGCCCTTGACTGCCGAAGCCGAAAAAGAAGTGCGCGCATGGCTCGCTAAACATTACCCAAACACTGATTTTGACAACCCATAGAGAGGAAAAATATGGAAAACCAAGAAAAACACATCCCGGCAGGTTATCGCGAAGATGCACGCGGTGCGCTTATCCCGGAGGCCTCGATTAAACCGATTGATAAAGAGCGAGACGAGTTGGTGCAAGCCATTGTGCGTAAAGCCGAAACTGTACATGGCGTGCTAAAAGACTTTAAAGCGGAAGTTTTTGGAGATATTGCCGCGTTTGTTGAACTCTCTGCCGAGCAATATGGCGCAAAAACAGGCGGCAAAAAAGGCAACGTCACGCTTTATAGCTTTGATGGCCAATACAAGGTGCAACGGGCAGTCAGTGAAACATTACAATTTGATGAGCGTATTCAGGGCGCAAAAAGCCTGATCGAAGAATGCTTGCAAGATTGGACGGCAGGTAGTCGAGATGAGTTAAAAACCATTATTGACCGCGCCTTTGATGTTGACAAAGAAGGCAATCTCAACACTAACAAGATTTTAGCCTTACGCCGCGTTGACATCAAAGACGAACGTTGGCGTCGAGCGATGGATGCTATTTCGGACAGCGTGCAGGTGATTGGCTCAAAAAGTTATGTCCGTATTTATAAACGCATCGGCAACACCGATAAATACGCGCCAATCAGCTTAGATTTGGCGAGCATTTAGGACAAATTTAAACAGGATTGAACATGGAAACAAATTATAAAACACTCTCCAGTTTGGCCGTAGAAGTGGAACGTGCAGGCGATTTGAGTTATGCCGCAGCAGTTTGGGAAAAAGCTGCATTAGTGGCAAGAAATCCCAAAAACCAAAACTGGGCGGAATGCCGCAAAGCGTTTTGTCAGCATTGGTGGGCGCGGATCAAGAAAGGCAAAAAGGAGACCGCAGTTAACAAATAAAGCCCATTTACAGCGCATTTAAGCACGGTTTAAGTGCGCTGAATAATGAGTTTTAGCACAACAAAGGAGCAAAAAATGGCTAAGTATCTCGTCAGACTCTACTGCACGGTAGAGGTGCCTGTAGAGGCGGAAAACATGCAACAAGCGATGGACGCTTGCGATCTGAATAATAATGACTTAAACCAAATGCCACATGTCATCACAGAAGTGTATGACGTGGTTGAGATTGATCCTGTACTCTCCAAGGGAGATGAATACGATGATTGACAAAAATAAAAAGTCGCATGTGACTGTCCAACTGGCTCAAATAATTGAGCAGTTGGAAATGGCCAAGGAAATGTGGCAGGAAAATGATGATAAAGCGTGCTTGAAGCTGTTACAGGCGGCAAGTCGGGAAATTAGATGTGCGGCACGGAAGATTGTGCCGGTGTTGGGGTGAGTATGGAAGAGCTAACAGTAGAAGACCTAAAAGTTGGGCATGTTTATTCGGCAAAACGCCCTCAAACATACGGATTTTCAGGTTTATTGGGAGATAGACAAATCATTTGGATTGGGGTGATTTATGACAACAAAGAAGGGTTCGTTCCGGGGCTGCAATATGACAGCCCGTCGGTAAAAGATGGACGGCATTATCCGAAAATTAGCGTAACCAAATTTTTGAAATGGGCAAAGGCTGATGTCACGGAAATAATGCCTAAGGGCGAATGGAGATATGCAAGATGACAGAAAAAGTGCTAGATGAACACATCCTTGAGTATATTTGGGACGAAACATTAGACCGTATTGCGCAAAGAACCTTAGATACTTATATCGGCGGCAGTGTTGGCACATATAGTGACGAGGATGCGGCGAAATATGCGGAAAGCTTTGTAATATTGCACGTAAGCCAACTGATTGCAGGCTCCGGATTAAGCGGAAGTCAATTTAGACGACGGATTAAAAAGCTTATGGCACAAGGTATTTTGTTACAACGTATTGGGCCAAACAGCTTTGCGATTAACTCAGAGGTGATAAAAGACGCAGCAGTACACGCCGCACGATGTTGGCGTGCAATCGGGGTACCGTATGGTATGGACGACACCGGTAAAGCCTGCAAAACCTTACCTATTAACGCTCTGCCGGGAAGTATTTTTGAGTTAAAGACAAATTGTTATCGGATTTTGAGAACTGAATATCCAAGTTACAAAGGAAAAGGAAAAGGAGTAGAAAGTGAGCAATGAAATAACCCAAAAAGTCCGCATGACAATTGAAGTCGAAATGGATGACTACCAACGCGACCAACTCGAAATATCAAAAAGCACACAAGTTTTAGGTGGCAATATCGTGCGATTAGACTGGGAGGGTGGCGTGTTTAATGAGGTCGATGGTCATCGCAAATTATTTAATGCAGTTGATTCGAATCTGATGGGTATTGCATTTGACAATATGGAGGATGAGGCCTTTATAGGCGAGTTGCAACTGGCGATTAAACAGGTGGTTACGCCGATTATTAAAGCAAAACGCAAAGCAATTTTGGAGACCGATGATGAGTAAAGACAAAAGCAGATTGGATTTTATCCAAGACACAAAATTATGTGTTATTGGTGGTGATTATTTTACCGTTATTGATGCCGACACTGACGGCCTGGAATATCGTTATAAAAAAGCCGAGACAGTCCGCGAGGCTATAGATAATGCGATGGCTGAAATCGGTGTATCGCAAGGTGCAGACAGCTACGGTTGGATTAAGTGTTCGGAGCGGTTGCCTGAACGTGCAGAAAGAGTATTAGTGTTAGATGATGATATGTCATGTTATTTCGCCGCATTAAAGTTTGATGGCAATCGAAAATATTGGGAGCTTGAACGTTATGACCAAAACATTGGTTATGGTGTAAATGTCTCATTTGATGAGATTTTGTATTGGAGACCCGAATTAGATTTACCTCAAGATTAGAACATATTTACAGTCCATTAAATCTCCCCTAACCCCTCTTTACAAAAGAGGGGAATGAGTTAGATAAAGTGGGCTGAATAATGTGTTTTAAACCTAGTTTAAAGGAGTTTTAAAGTGAAATTATGCCGTTGCCCGGTTTGTCATAGCGATATCCACTTGGATGCGCTGTTGGAAGATGATGCGGGGCGTGAGATGTTGGGGATTATTACGAATTTACGCGGCGACAATGCCCGTGCGTTGGTGAGTTATATTGCCCTATTTAGACCCGAAAAAGCGGCGTTATCTAACGCCCGTGCGCTTAAATTAATGCGTGAGGTGTTGGATATGTATCAGCCGAGTCCATTGTTATCTCACGCCCTCACCGAAACTGTCAG